GAAGAAGCACTTAACCAGAGACCATGACGTGTCGCCGCGGCGTTCCAGTTTGTAGGGCGCATAGCTGTCATGGAAGATGTATTTGACATCCGCCGATTGCGCCCAACGAAGCGCGCCAACCACAGACTCCGGATAGGGCGAGGATATTGTCACCGGATCATTGTCGAGGATCTGGATATTGAGAACGCTTACGCCGTCCGAGTTCTCATTGATAAATTGCAGGAAGACCGATGTATCTCCATTCGGCTGGAAACCGATCGTATGGTAGCCCATGCCCATATTGCGATAGACAAGGATATCCGATTTCGTCGGGTCGGTCCCGACCTGTACCGTGATCAGGCTTCCGGGGTTTCCGGTCAACTGAAACCGGATAACATGAATCTGGCCGGTATAGAGCGGATCAATCGCAAGTGCATTCTCAGCCCATGCAAACCCGTTGCCGGCCCCGTTGAGCGTGGCATTCTGCCCTGATCCTACGCCGCTCGCCGAACCCGTCGATCGATCGGTCCAGGCTCCCAGAACTGTTGTCGTGTGAAGCGCCGTGATCTGGCCCTGGTTACGGAAGAACCTGAAGTAAAGATCACCCGCCTCGATCATGTAGGCTTGATCGGCTACCGGCTCGAATGAAATCAAAGCGGAGGCAGTTGAAGAAGCCTTGGTCTCCTTGATGAAGCGCGTACCGGGACGCGATGTAACCCCGCCTTGGGGCAGGCATACGAGGTTGAGACCACGGGAGATCGCGGCGCCATATTTCTCGAACGCCACACGAGCGTCCATGCGCGGGGAGAACTCGCCACTGTTCGAGCTCTCGATGAACGGATTTGCTTTTGCCATTTAGCGCTGCGGCCACATCGAGCCGTCACGCTGCCAGCCATAGGCGCGGCGCGACGTTGCCCAGCTTCCTTCCGGAAGCTTCTCCGGGTAGTTTTGGATACCGTCAATGGACTTGGCGCGACTGAAGGCCGACTTCTCTTCAGCCGCGAGGGCCTGAAACAGCGGATTGGATTTAGCTATCGCGACCGCAAATATCTTTGCCATGCGAAGGATCAAGACCTGACGGAACGAAGCCGTCATCAGGTTCGGATCAGTGATCTGCCGGCAGTAGCGCAGGAAGATCGCGTTCGAGTCCGTCGCGATCACATTGATGTAGGATTGGTCAGGCTGTAACAGAGATTCCAGCTTGTACGGAACCGCGCCGTCGCCATTGACGTTATCATGAACGGAAATCACGCGCTCGCAATCTGGCGGCACCCCGTAAGCGAAGCTCCAGCCGAACACCGGAAGCGTTGCCAGTTGGCCGAGTTTCGCCCGCGTGACAGCAAAACTCCAGACGCACGAGGCGAGCAGATCATCCCGCTCCGATGCGAGAATATCGGACGCAATGCCGGCGCTACCGATGGGATCGCTAAGCGCGTTGATTCGCTTGGCTGCTCCCCCTCGGCGCAACGCTGCGTTGATAATCTCCGTCTCAGTACTCACTTACGCGGCCTGTCGCTTTTCGAGAGCGGCCATAGCCTCCTGTTTACTGCCGTATTCCTCCAGAATATCGTCGCCCTGCATCAGCTTGAACTTGCCGGCCTGCCCACGGCGGACCTCATAGGCCCCGACATGAGCAGCATCATTCAGAATGACAACCTGACCGATGACGGCGATCGGAACGCTGACCGCGGCAGGACCAGAAGCCCCAACGATCACCTCGCACGTTTCCAGGAGTTTCGCGTCGGGGCTGTTGGCATCGTTGCGGTCGAAGCGCGACAGGCGGATGGTGTCGCCCGCCTTGAGCGACTGACGCATGGTCAGGAAGAACTCATCATTGAGCACTTCGCCCAGCGGCCAAGTGGTCTTGCAGACCCAGCGCTGGCAGAACGGCATGGAATCCGACATACAGAAATCGATCGGGCGGGCGCGAAGGTCGCTCATAGAAAGCCTCGTGGTTGGGGATAAGGAAACGGGGAGCCGTGAAGCTCCCCGCCAAGATCAGTCGAACGCGTATTCGATCACGACCACGAGCGAACCGGACGCGGGAGCCGTCGCGGTCGCCCAGGTGATGATCACGTCGTCGTTTGCGGTCAGGGCAACGCCGGTAGCAGCCGCCTTGCCGAACAGGGTCGGAGTGTCAACCGCCGTCAGGGTCGTGGCCGCCGCGAGATACTTCGCGGTGGACCCGACCACGCCGATGGAGATAGTGGTCGTACCCAGCGATACGGTTGTCGTAAGCCGGCCGGCAATGAAGATGGCGCCCTTCGGGATACGGGCGACATAGGTAATGTCGGCCGCCGCCTGAGACGCCAGAGTAATGACTTCGACGAAGCTGTGGACGTTGCCGTTGACAAAGCCCGGTGCCGGGGTGCCGGTGCCGTTGATGACTTTGCCAGCGTTGGTGCCGTAAGTGGTAGCCATGATGGCTCCTCCTTATGAGAAGATGAAAAGGGGAAGGCCCGCACGAATGCGGGCCAGCTTGGCTACGTGGTCGGCAGCGCCGCGGTTTCGTCCACGGTGCCCTTGATGACGCCCGTGTCATCGATCAGGCAGGCGCCGCCGCTCATCGAGTGGTTGACGAAGTACGATGCGCGGTCGCCGTGCCAGGTGATGTCTGCACCCACCGCAGTGCCGCCGTCCGTCGCAGCCACGTTGCCCGCAAAGGCGCCCGTGGCGTAGCCGGTCGAAAGCTTGTGGTAAGCCAACAGCGTGGCAGTGGACGTACCCGCGCCGGAGATGCCCGTATGGACGCACCAGTTCGCGTTCATCCAGCGCTTGAACGTCATGACCGGGGCGCCGTTGACATAGGGCAGATTGGCGTCGGTCACGTAGTCCGCGCGCTTGAACTCGTCCACCGTCATCAGGAAGCCCCAAGTCTTGGCTCCCACGAGACAGAAGATATTGCCATCGTTCGGAACGTCATTGGCGAGCAACGAGGTCACGAAGACGATAGCCGAGTTGCGGATCGCAGCCTGAGACGTAACGGTCCAGTTCGCCGCGGTCTGGGTCGTGGTGCCCAGCGACGTGATGATCTGGTCGTCGGTCTTGCGGCCGAGAGCCCACGCACCGCCCTGCGCAATAGCCATGCGCTCGTCGATGTTGGTCTTCGCCTCGTCGAGCTTGTCCACCCAATCGCCCGCGTAGAAGTCGGTGAGCGTGCAGGGGATCGCGGTGTGGTCCTGGTTCATCGGGGTAATGACGCCAGCACGGGCTTTCACCGTGGCCGTGCCCTTGCCGATCTTCTGGAACGTGGTGGTTAGACCAACGATACCATCCTTGACGCGGACGGTGTTGCGCAGGATCGAGCCCTGACGCTGATAGAGTTCTTTCACATCCTGCTGGTAAGTCTGGATAAACGCATTGGAAATTTGAGTTGCCATTGGAATGTTCTCCGTTGTGGCGTTTGCGGGAGAACACCGGCTTTGGTAGCTGGGCAGACGACGGCATGGCGTGGCCGCTCGCGCGGGGGCCGCTCGTTGTCAGATCAGGGCATTGCGTGGTGTTAGGGTGAGCGCCTTGTCTCGGGGGCCTATGGCGTGGCCGAGCCGTACGCTCTGGTAGTCATCCGTCTAGAGACGGAATTGGTTATGCAGGGATCTTGGCGAGGATCGCTTCGACCGCGACATCAGCGGCATCGACGGCCGGCTGATCATCTGCGGGAGGGGTATTCAGCTTTACCAGCAGTTCATCCACTTTCGTGGACAGCGCGGCAATATCAGCATTCAGTTTGGTAAGATCAGCCATGATGGCTCCTTGGCGTTTGAGGACACGGATAAGAAGGCGACAGAACATCAGGTGTTCGTAATGACGGCTACCATGTAGGCGCCGCCCTTCGGCACTCCGAAGTATTCAACCTGATCAGCAGCCAAGCGCTTGTTGTTCGCCGTGGCGGTCGGGTTGGTTCCGAACGCGATCGAGCAAATCGCATCGGCGCCGATACGGACTAGAACCGTCGTAGCGGCAAAGGCGACGGACTGGAGGCTACCGGCTCCGATGACAACCGGAGTCTGTTCGATCGTGCTAGCGTTCTCCTGCGCGGCCTGCGCGGCACCGCGAACGGTCTGGGCCTCGTCTGAGTATTCGGTGACGTACAGCTTTGCCATGGTTCAATCCTTAAGCCGTTCGGCCGCCCTGACCGACGACACCGCCATCAGGGTACAGTTGCTCGTTGATTTCCATGATGCGCTTCTGCACCGCGGGAGTCCGGTAGCCGACCGAGCCGACAGGGTTTGCGGCCCTGATCGTGTTCAATTCGGTCTGAAGCGAACCGCGCTGATCCGCACCGACAGCCCCAATGAAATCACCCTCGCCCATGCGGTTTCCGATGTTTCCGAGCATGCGGACCATGATGGGATGGTCGCCGAGCTTCTGGCCGTTCACCATGGTCTTTTCAAAGAACTCGATCACCTCGGGATGCGATTTGACCTCGCCGAAGGCCTGAACCGCACGGGTTGCCAGGGTCTTGTTGCGCTCATAGTCGGCACCCCATTCCTTGCGGAGGGATGCTTCATTCGCCTCACGAGCGGCCACAGCCACGCGGTTCTCTTCCGCCTTCTGTGCGCCGGCCAGTTCCGAAACCGCCTTGGACAGGGCTGTCATGGCGTTGGCGGGGATGCCATTGTCCAAAGCGATCTTGGCGAGGTTGCCCTGGATGGCCTTGTCAGCATCGGTCGGTTCGCGGCCAATATCGAACTTGTAGCCCTCGACGGTTTCGGGAACGCCGATGGCCTTGTTGAACTTGGCCCGGTCCTCGGCCGTGGCGTCCTTGCCCGGCACCTTGATCATTGCTGAGTTGGCCTTGCGGAGATCCAGCGCGACCTTCACGGCGTCGGCAGGGCTTGCAATGCGTTTGGCGAATTCGAGGTGGTCAGGATCCGTGATGGATGATCGCCAGTCCGTGACAGGCGCATCGCCAGCAGGAGGCGTTACCGGAGGCGTAGCGGGCGCGTCACCGGCCGGCGGGGTCGCAGGCGCTTGTGCTGCCGGAGCAACCGGAGCAACTGCGGCAGGCGCGGCGGGAGCATCGCCAGCGGGCGGGGTCGCGGTAACATCGTTCATTTGTCGGCCTTGGTCTGGGGTGAATGGGAATCGCGGTGCACCATTGCTTCGGGCAATGAACCGCCGGTACTGCCGGGAATTTTGATATCGTCGCTATCGGGACGGCCGGGCGCGTTGCCCTCTTCCTTGGCGTCAGTCCTGGTTTCTTTGTCGGCCATGTCAGCCTCGTTTGATTGTTTGGATATTCAAACTGTGGTAGTGTTCGCGTTCAAATCAGGAGCGCCGCGAATGCAGATCACGATCCGAAATCAACGCCTGCTGCGCATCCTTGGCTTCCAGCCAAACAGTCAGCCTTCGAACATGGTTGTCGGCCTATCCATTCGCGGCTGGCTCGAAACCATCAGATGGCGGCTGCGCGCTCAAATCATGGAGAGACAGATGCTAGATTGGAGCGCTTTTGCTGATGTCGAATTAGCCGCCGAACTTACGAAGCGTGGCTACATTGTCCGCCATAAAACAGAGGCTCAACGCCAATTGTCTTGGAATCGCACCGCACCATTTCCTGATGGCGTCGATTTCAAAACAGAGGCGGTAGAAAAGCTTAGAGAGCAGATTGCTCCTGACTTGATCGATTTCGAGGTGATGAGCGCCCAAGAATTTAGGCCTGAGATTCATCGGGCGGTCTTGCGGGTGTTGCGTTGATTAAGGTTTGATTTCTTCCGGGACGCTCAGACGTAGAGCCAGTCCCGCTCTTTCGCGTTGCTGTGCTTTTCGAGGTAGGCGATCATCTTCTTGAGGACGGGGATTGAGTCCCGGAGCTGACCGAGAGCAGTGTTACAACCGCAGCAAAGAATACGGCATCCGGGATCATGGTTTCGTCTCTTCCTTGGGCGGCGGTACTGAAGCCCACGCGCTAATCAACGCTCCAATACGCCGCGTCCAAGCCCTTGCGGCGAGGAGCGCGTGATTGGTCAGTTCCGTTTCGAGTAGCTGCGGACCTTCGCAGGCGTCCACAATCTGGCTTAGAACGCGGCGTCCCTCGGCTGTTCCGAAGAAAACCCGGTTAAAATCCCTATAACGATCGGTCCGGCTGTAGTTCTGCCGCCCTACCCTGACCGGCCGCAGCGCCTCGATCAGCGATGCAATGTCCTCGGTTTGGGTGTTTGGCTTGCGTCCGGCGCCTTCACGCTTGCCGCCCCGTTTTGATTGCGAGGGCTTTTCAACGTCGGTCATTGATTGCGATGCGCTCGCCGCCAATGAAATGCGACCAACTGGCAAAGCCAGATTGGAACCGAAATCACATATGTCATTGCTTCCTCAATGATCGGCAAGAGCCGCCAGCCCATGCGAAAGCCAAAGCCCAAGGCCATTCCGAGAAAAGCAACTCTGACAAACAGAACGAAAGTGTCCATCATGCCGGCACCTGCTGTTGAGCCTGCGTATCGGCCTTGGCTGCATTGCCCTGATGTGTGGACAGGTGAGCATCAGCCGCGGTCTTGGCGATGTCCGCAACCTGCTGGCCGCCCTGCAACATGGCCGCGGCCTGCTGTTGCTTGGCGCGCTGGTCCCGTGTCGCTTGAACCTGGTCCTTGCCCACGATCCACTTGTGCGGCATGTTAAAGATGTCCGGAAGATCCCGCGCAATCTCGTCGCCGTTGATGTTGTCGGCCACTTGCGGCTGCATCTGGATAATCGGGGTAATCAACTGGAACGAGGACGCCAAGGCATGCGCCTCGATCATCTTCCGGGCTTGTTGTATCGGCGACATAAACTCAAATTCCGCGGCCTTGTTCTGGAGGATATCCGGCGCCGGGGGAATAGGTCCGCCTTCAATGGGCTGACCCCTAATATCAACAGAAGCCCGCAATAGAATACCAAACACCCGCCGAACAATAACCCCGATATAATCATTTTCGAGTTGCCCCATGGTCGGGCCGATTGTCCGGATGAACTCTTCCTTGCGCTCCATGACCTCGGTGGCGGTCATGTTCTGGTCTTGCGGCAGGTTGAACACGTTCTTGAAGAACGCATTGCCGACCATTTCGCGGTAGTCGCCCTGCATCTCCCGGCCTACGGGGATGTTGGCGCCCATCTCCAATTGACCGATCGGCTTGCCGCCTGACGCCCTTGCGGCTTCGGCATCGATTACGGTAAGCCCGCCAGGGAACGTCCTGACAGCCGACAGAACCGCGTCGTCCACAACCCACGTCGGCGGATCAACCGCGCGCTGGCCGCCCACAAGCAATGTATGACCCATGGCCTGAAGCGTGCGCGCATCAGGTAGCGCCATCATGCCCGGCGAGCGGGGATAGATTTCACCAGGCGCGCATTCCCAACGCGGGATAGCTACCGGGAACTCCTGAAACCCGCTCTCCTCAATGATAGCCTCGTCCGCTAACGAGACAATGCAGTTCGAGAATGGCATGTTGAGGTTGTTCTTGTTGCGCTGGTCGTACTCTTCCCGAGGGCAAATAGCCTGCACGAACTTGAATAGCTGGTCTCGTCCTTTCGGATTATCGTTCTTCAGGGCTTCCATGACCTTCGGGCCGGCCTTGTCGCCGAACCTCTGGAAAGCCTGCCGTGCCGTCCATTCCCGATCGATGTTGATCGTATCGACCTGACCGTCCGCGTTCTCGTCAATCGAGCAACTGCCGATGTGCATTGAACGGAAGTTCAGCCCATCGCGGTTGCGGTTCTCACCGATCCAAAGGTAACCAAGACCGAGGGCTGCGAGGTCATTGTCCACAGCACCAGAATGCTGAATGAAGCGAGCGAGAGGGTCGTAGATAGATGACCACATACGATCGCCAACCGCATCAAACCACGCCTTGGCCTGATCGTCCTCGTTGATCTGGTCTTCCTTGGCCTTCATCCAGAACCATCGGCTCGTGGATGGCTTGAGAAGCCCGTCGATCGCGGTAGCCAGTCCCCGGCGTGCGAGCATGGGCGTGGTATCGTAAATCTCTGTCTGCGTCTCCTGGCCCGGTATGATCTGCTGTGTGAAGCCGCCGCGGTTCGGATAGTACATATCCGCTAGGCCCTGCCACATCGGCAGCCATGCGTCGCGTTTGGCGCAGAGGGACTTGTTGCGCTGGAGAACGTCTTGGGCTTTGCTCATCAGGCGGAAAGTGCGCCAACGATAGCTTTGAACACGTAATCCTTGGCCTTCTGATCGGGCGGCAATTCCTCGTAGGGGACAAAACACGGATGGGTTTTATCCCGCGCGTCCTTGATGGGGCCGTACTTCCAGCCGGTAGCCCGCTTTTCCTCAAGCCAAGCGTCGTGGTTCGCGCTGGGCGGGGCGTGCGGATTGGCGATGCAAAACTTCACACCCCCAACGGCGCTGTCGCGTTGCCACGCTGGGGCATCTTCCCACGAAACCTGCGAGGTATCGCCTTGCGCTTCACACAATGCGCGGTTGGCTTCGTGACAAGTCTTGGCAATCACATCGACATCTAGCATTGATGTTCCTATACTCATTGCGTCAGGCTCGAATTCCCGCCGAGCGCGGTTGTCCGGTTGACGTTCTTCGTACTGGCCGAGGTATCGCCAAGGCCGGACGTGAGAATGCTCTGGTCGGTCCCGGATCGGTTCTTCAAACGCTGTGCCTCTTCCATGCCGGCGGACTGGCTTGCAGCGTCGGAGATCGTCGGCGTTGCAGAGGTTGGCTGTGGCGTGGCAGCGGGTTGGCTTGATCCGAAGAGGTCACCGATGAAGGACATGAATCGCCTTTTGAATTTGTTCGGC